TGCTGTCCAAAGTGTGGTACAGTTCTCCAAAGTCATCCTATCACTCGAAATTGTCCTGAGTGTTAACTAGGAGTACGGCTATGTCTTTACCTTATCGACCGAGGCTTTCAATAGAAATAAGTGTAGAGCAGTTTAAAGCTCTACAAGTAATTCCTCATGGCCTAAAAAAACCTCTATTTTTGGCAATAATAAACAACCTTATAGACCTTCTGGCTGAGCCAGACACACGGCACAAAGTAATTATGGCAATAGTAAACGAACAATTTAACTTACCTAGAGAAATCTTCGAAGAGATTATAATAAAGGAGCCTTAAATGGCCATGCTTAAAGACTTGGTTCCTTTCTTTTCGTCTTTATCCACCGAAGACCAGCTAGCTTTAATTTCTGACATACGATTCCAACGTCACACATATACAGAGACCAAAAAAACCACAATAAAGAAAAAAGAGAAAAAGACTACCTTGGTGTCCTCTGGTTCTGATCTTATGGCTTTAGTGGATAATTTATCACCAGATGAAATACGAAAACTATTAGGAGTATTCGATAATGTCGAAAGAAACACCTAACAATCAGGCTTCTAATCTTGCGAGTTCTCTTGGACCCTTAGGCTTAGTTCCAAAATTACTGGATCCTAAGGATATTGACTTTGGTAATAGGTGCCGAAGTGATTATGATGATCAAGGAGAACTATTAAAATCCATAAAAGAACACGGGATACTTCAAAGTATACTTGTGTTAGAAAGACCTAATCAGAACTATTTGCTTCTTGCTGGGGGTAGACGACTAAAAATAGCCTTGGATTTGGGTTTACCTACTATTCCAGCACTAGTATCTACCGTTGAAATGGATGAGTATACTATCCGTGTTTGCGAGTTAGTTGAAAACATCCATCGAAAAGATTTTACCTTCACGGAGGAATTAAAGATAAAACAAAAAATCCACGAATTAATGATCCAAAAACATGGTATTAGACTGGCAGGAAGCCAGGAAAAAACTGGATGGACAAAACAAAACACTGCTGAGTTATTGGGAGTAAGTAAATCATCCATAATAAGTGATCTCCGATTAGCTAATGTTATAGAAGCAGTACCAGAAGTATTTACTGACGTAAAAACTAAGTCGGAGGCAAAAAAAGTCCTGGAAAAACTGGTAAGAAAAATAACAATTGAAGATAAGGCAGCTGAATTTGAGAAACGTACCTCTGATCTTCCCAAAAATAACTTAGTTAATTCTTATTTGGTTCGTGATTTCTTTGAGGGAATCAAAACCATTCACGATAACAGCTTTGATTTTGCTGAAATAGATCCACCTTATGTTATGGACCTAAAATACCTTCGCAAGAACGATGGTTTTTCTTCTTTGTACGATAAAGAAGAATACAAAGACTCTTACATAAAAGATTATCCTTTGTTTTTGACTAATCTTATGAAAGAGATATATCGAACCCTGGTTATGGGTGGTCAAGGTATTTTGTGGTTATGTTTAGATACCCTGAATACTGCTATTGACATATGCACTTCCCTAGGTTTTTCCTGTGGCTATCATCGTATAGGATCTTGGATAAAACCAACTTCCTACGGTTGCCAATCCCAAGTTCCTCATATACTTCTAGCACAATCAATGGAATTTTTTATCTACTTTACAAAAGGCCAAAACTCTAAACTTAATATTCCCGGGTCTCTTAACCATTTCAGTTATAAACCTGTCCCTCCTTCATCTAAAATCCATCCCACGGAACGACCAATAGAACTCATCCAAAACATTTTGGATGTTTTTGTTGGCGCCGGGAGTAGAGTTATCGTTCCGTTTGCAGGTAGTGGAAACACTCTTCTTGCTTGTGCTAATCTTAAAATGTCTGCAATTGGATTTGACCTATCTAAATCTTACCGAGATGGTTTTATTACCCGTGTGTATGAACAACCTTACCAAAACTACAGGAGTTACACTCATGACAACAGAGAAGTTTGTTGAACTTTTTAATGCTCAAATAAAATCCTGTAAAGATATCCTCATAGATAGGGCATCTGTTTACGCACCTAACCAAGACAGACTAGAAAACTTCAAACAAGCCGCATTATTGCAGTCTTGTACTCCTGTTACTGCTCTTGGAGGAATGCTGGCAAAACACATCATAGCAATATATAGTTTTATTTCCTCCCAAGAATCCAATATTTTTGTTTCTCCTGAACAATGGAAAGAAAAAATAACAGACTCTATTAACTATCTTATCCTGCTTTCTGCTTTGCTTGAGGAGTCTTCTAATGTCTAAAGATCTTTGGTTTTATTCTATTGCTCTTGCCGTAAGTAAACAAAGTAAATGCCTTAGCCGACAAATAGGCGCAATACTAGTTAGAGACGATTCAGTAATTGCGCAAGGTTATAATGGGCCAGCTAGAGGTATTCCACACTGTGATACAAGGCATATAATAGACCCACACCTTTACAACACAAATATGGTTTTTTCTGGGGTACGCTGTCCTCGCCATGATCTGGGCTTTAACTCGGGTGAAGGCCTGCATTTATGTATTGCTGCTCATGCTGAACGAAACTGCATTGCGAATGCAGCAAGAAATGGTGTGTGTACTCTTAACACTACTATGTATCTTACTTGCGAAGTACCTTGTAAGGATTGTCTAAGCGAAATAATTAACGCAGGAATAACTGAACTAGTCGTAACTTCTAAGGACGGTTATGACAGTATGGGTGAGTTTATTCTTTCGCACAGTGATCTGGTAGTTAGAGTATATGGGGATAAGTTATAATTGCCTAGGACAGATTTTGACCTAGGCAAACTTAATTTTAAGGCAAACTAGAACCTAACATGTCTTTATGAGGGGCTCATATGTCATTTGATATAAATTCCATTTTTGTTCCGGGTGAGGGTCCTAAGGATGCTAAGATAGTTTTTATTGGTGAGGCCCCAGGGACCCAGGAAGCGAGATTACTTAGACCTTTTGTAGGGCCTTCAGGACAGCTGTTCGAAGATTGCCTGAGAAAAGCCCTAATTAATCGGAAAGATTGCTATGTGACTAACGTCATAAAAGAACAACCACCAGGTAATAACATAAACTTGTTTATAGATCTATCTAAAAAAACTCCTAAGATATCCACGCGTGCTCAGGAATATCTGGATATCCTGTATAGCGAATTAAACGAACTTAGCCCGAATGTTCTGGTTCCTGTAGGAAGAATTGCCTTATTTGCTCTAACTGGACTAAAAGAAATAACCAAATACCGCGGGTCTATCTTGTCATCTAATACCCAAACAAAAAGCAGGAAAACTATCCCAATATTACATCCTGCTTCGGCATTACGCGAATATACTTATAGGCACCTAATATTCAGTGATCTACTCAAAATAAAAGAACAATCTAACTATCCTGAGATATCCCTTACTCCACGAACCATACTAACTAAACCCGCTTATTGGGAAGTTATTAATTTTCTCACCACACTTAAAACCTATTCTTATTGTTGTTTGGACATAGAAATCTTTAACAACTATGTATCTTGTTTGAGTTTGGGAAATGATTTTGTTGGATATATGAGCATTCCATTTATGTATAATGGATCAGATTATTTTACGAAGGCTGAAGAACATGAAATATGGGTACTTATATCTGATATATGTGCTGATCCAAAGATAACCAAACTAGGCCAAAACATTATTTTTGATGCAACCTTTCTCATGTCAAAATATGGCATATATACATCACCTCTTGCTGATACTATGATAGCTCATGGTATAGCTTATCCAGAATTACCCAAAGGCCTAGACTATCTTACTAGTGTATATACAGACGTACCTTACTATAAAGATGAGGGGAAAAAATGGTTTAAGCTGGGTGAGGGTTCCTGGGAATCTTTCTGGGAATACAATGCCAAAGACTCTGCTGTTTTACCTGAGATACACAGTAAGCTAGTCAAAACCCTAGAAAAACAAGGTAACATGCCTGTATATGAGCGAACTTTAAGGCTTGTAGAGCCTTTGATCTATATGCAACAACGTGGAATCTTAGTAGACATGGAGGGTCTTACTAAAGCCAACGATAAGGCAACAGAAGATTTAGCACAACTTAATGAGGAGTTTATTAAAGAATGTGGTTTTGAATGCAATCCACAAAGCCCAAAACAACTAAAAGAACTTTTTTATGAGCGCAGAGGACACCGCCCATACGTAAATCGCACGTCAGGAACAGTAACAACCAATAATGATGCCTTAAAAAGACTATCAAGACTTGGGGATAATGCAGCAAAAATTCTCCTAAAGATACGCAAACTATCTAAGCTTCAGTCTACCTACTACAACATAGGAATAGACCCAGATAATCGATTACGATGTTCTTACAACCCTGTGGGTACATCAAGTGGCCGTCTTAGTAGTTCTCAAACTATTTTTGGAACTGGTGGAAATATGCAAAACTTACCACCTGAATTCAAGAAATTTTTGAGATTTGATCCGGGCTATATTGGCTATCAAATAGACTTAAGCCAGGCAGAAAATCGGGTAGTTGCATATATTGCACCTGATATTATGATGCAAAAAGCCTTTGAGGAAAACCTAGATGTACATAGTCTTACAGGTTCCTTAATAAGTGGCCTCTCGTATGAGGAGGTAAAGGCCCAAGATAAAGAAAACATAAAATGCGATATCGGAGGTGGGGTATATTCTTGGAGATTCTGGGGCAAAAAAGCTAATCACGGCCTAAACTACGGTCTAGGCTATAAGACTTTCTCATTTTATTATGAGATTCCCGAGAATGAAGCAAGATTTATTGTTAATCAGTATCATAAAGCCTACAAAGGTATCCAACAATTTCATTCGTGGGTACGTATGCGTCTATCCAGGTCACGTACCTTAGAAAACTGCTTAGGACGTAAGAGGCTTTTTCTGGGTAGATGGGGCGAGGAATTATTTAAGGAGGCATATAGTTATATTCCTCAATCTACTATAGCAGAAAAACTAAACCTTGATGGGGTGTGCTTTACTTATTATAATCCAAACTTTTCTAAGGTAGAACTCCTAAACCAGGTTCACGACAGCATATGGTTTCAAATTCCTATGTCTGTACCTTTAGAGACCCATGCTGAAATAGTACTTGCTATAAAATCCGAACTAGAGTCTCCCTTATACTGGAACAATACATCTTTTAGCATCCCTGCTGACGTAGAAGCAGCAGTCCCTGGTGGTAATCTAGCTAAGTATGACCCCAAAACCAATCCCGAAGGTTTGCGTAAAATGCAGGCAACCAATACACTAACTTTGTATAACCAACTAAGGGAATTAACAGAATGCTGCCAGAACGTAGTCGATTAGTTCCTGACTGGATAGAATCCTATCTAGAGGCAACCGACAATACAGAACCACCTATTCTCTATCGTACTTGGACTGCGGTTAGTGTTATTGCTGCTGTTTTACAGCGAAAAGTATTTCTTGAATGGCACACAAGAATATTTCCTAATATGTATATTGTTCTTGTAGGCCCACCTGGACGTTGCCGTAAAGGTACAGCAATGGTACCAGTCCAAAAAATGCTGAGGGATCTTGGAATAAAGATGGCAGCTGAAGCCACTACAAGAGAAGCCTTGATCCGAGCATTACGTAATAGCAGCAATATGCACCCTAATCCTATGACTGGCGTAGTAGAAAACCACGCCTCACTAACTATCTTTAGTAAAGAACTAACTGTTTTTCTGGGCTATAACAATCTCACACTTATTAGCAACCTCGCTGATTGGTATGATTGTGATGATTTATGGACATACACCACCAAAACCCAAGGAACAGACGAAATAATGGGTGTGTATGTTAACCTTATAGGTGCTACTACACCCGAACTTATACAAAGTTCTCTTCCTCTTGATGCTATTGGTGGTGGTCTTACAAGTAGAATAATCTTTGTTTACGAGGAAGACAAAGCAAAGAAATGCCCAGCCCCATTCTTGACAGCAAAAGAAAAACAAATGTTTGAGGATCTTCGTAATGACTTAGAGCAGATACATATGTTTGTAGGGGAATTCAAGTTTAGTGAGTCATATCTAAACCATTGGGTAGAATGGTACATGACTCAGGATAAAGGAATAGAATTCACTGACCCGAGAATGGCAGGATATTACGAAAGAAGGCCAATACACTTACTAAAACTCAGTATGATCTTAAATGCATCACGCACTAACATGATGGTGCTTGAAGAACAAGACCTAAAAAGAGCAATAAAACTTCTAGAATTTACTGAAAGCCGTATGCCTCTCACTTTTATTGGCGTAGGTCGAAGTAAACACGCAGATACACTAAGCAGGATTCTTAACTTCATCCAGTCACGGCCTGCTACCACTAGAAGTGAGATTCTACAAACATTCTATCGTGACTTGGATGTTGCAACATTTGATACTATAATCCAAAACCTTATATGCATGAAAGCCATAACCATGGAACGTACTGGTAACTCGGATCCATTAATTCGAGTAATTCCTAATTCACCAGCAGTTAGAAACATACTAAGAAAGGACATTTAATGGACATCAAAGAAGAATACGCAAAGAAGATTTTAGATTATCTTGTTATGGAAGGCAAACTCACTGAAGAAGACCTTAAAAAAGTAAAATCAGCTATTCCTTCTCCTCTTGTTGAGGATGCTATGCGTATAATACACGCATTATGCTGTATTAGGCAACATGACACTACCGACGATCCATTTATTCCGTACTGTGATTTTTATGCTCCAAGAGGTAAGGCTAAGGCAATTTGGGTGGATCGTACACTAAAACTAATAAAAACCCATTCTATTCCAGAAAACGACTTAAACAATATTCTAACCCAAATAAACCACATCTTTCGTACTCTTGAGTCTCTCGAAGTAACCAATAAATCTCATCTTTCTTTTGCCTTGGATTTGATTTGCTATAGGTTCTTGTCAGATGAGTTAGAAGAAATAGCTAAAGAATGTTGTTAGGATTTTGTTAAGATTCCCTAGGACACTTTTTGACCTAGGGAATCTTAATAACTGAGTGAGTTTATTTTAATCCGTGGGCTTCAGCAGCCTTATATTTACGTAATCGCATATAACCACTGAGTGGTTTTCCACTAAGCCTGCGTTGGATTCCTTCCTGTAAATCTATAACAAACTCAGGTTTTTTGTCATTTATGACTTTGATATTCCACGCAATGACTTCGTCATACACATCAATCATTCCTTGGTAGTCATTCCTATTATATGCATGCATAAATCTATCTACCAACTGAGTAACTTTAGTTCGCCTAAAGTCTTCTGCTTTTTCTATATCCTGGGTTATTCTCCAAAGCTTGGCTTTTTCCAGACTCTGAAAACCTAGGACTTTCTTTACAATGTCGGTATTGGTGTATTTGATAGGGATGCCTTCCTCGTCAGGCCTAGAGATTGGAGTTCCTCTAAGAGTATACAATCCTTCAGATTTGCCTCTAAGAGCATTTAAGATATTTCGAACAAAGATAGAAGGAAAAACAATTTCCATAACTCGTGAGGCTCCTGCGCCTGACTGGTATGCTCGAACTCCACGATAGATATCTAAAGGAATTTGACCAGCTACACCCAGCAGATCCTCAACAGCTTCAGGTACTCCTATCTCATATGAGCCACCAAGAGAAACTCCTGTTACTGTAGGCAACCCGTACATAGCAATATCCCGGATAGTTTCATTCTCGGGAAGCTTTTCTCGAAGCATCTTTTCGGGATCATCTCCAGTAAGCGAGGAAAATAGATTCATCATAACTTTCATAAGAGGAAGTCCGGCAGGAATACCTGCTAAGGCCATTGTATGTGCTATACTAAGAAGAGCCATTGCAGGACCTCTAAGGCCTTGTTGGTGTCTTAGCAAATTATTCCACATTTCAAGCTGGTGGTGCATGAAAAATCGAAAAGTGTAACCTATTTGAGATATCTTTCCAGCTTTCCCTGTGCGTACCATCAGGGGCTTGTTATAGCTAGCAAACTCCCCAAAACTATAGTTTACTACATCAGCACAGAAGTTTATAGCTTTTTTCATGTTTTTGGGGTCTGACATATCAAGTTTTTGGTTAGGAGTTAGGTTGTATTTAGTGAGAGTTTTTTTATTATCTATTTTCCCATCTCGAAATGCTCGATATGCTGCCAGTGCTGTTACGGCTCTGCCGTACCACTCAGTCATACTCATACCACCTAGCATAAAGGTTGTATAAGCTTGCAGCATATTCATAAACTTAGACTCAGCTTTTCGGAGATTTACTTGAAGCTCATTGGTCATCTGGTGTTGTACAGTACCTTTTGTGAGCAGTTGTACCATAAGATTTATTTCGTCTTGTTGCAGATGGTTTGCGGAGGGATCTTTTTTTCCGTGGATTCCAGCAAACCTAGGTTGTTCCGGAAGCTCTGAGATAAACTGCTTTGCTATGTCTTTTGCTGCTCGTGGAAACATTAAGGTACCAGATTTGGAGTGAAGCCCAACTGCCGGGATACCTCCTGTAAGAATTGTCGAAATATTAACAAACGTTGATTTTATTATAGCACCAAGGTATATTCCAGCAAGTGCTGCCCTGGTGGTGTCTACTGTTCGGTCAAGTGATGTGTAAGGTTTTAGGTTATCAGTTATAAACTTATCCAACAAGGTATGTTCAAATTTATTTGGTTTAAGTGTGTACATAAGTTTGGTGTATTCTTTAGCTGCCTCAATTTTAGCTATAGAAGAATGCAGTCCCCACATATAGTCATACAGGACTTTTCCCACATCTTGTGTTTCGTATCCCAGAATTCCTCGTCGCTTTGCATAGTGGGAGAAGCCTTTAAGTTTCAGGATATGTGCTACTTCGCTAGGAAGAGTTTTTAGGATTTTTTCAGACATTTTTTGAGCAAGTTGTTCTTGTTCTGGGGAGAGGGAAGCCAATATTCCTCTATATTCAGGACTATCTTTATAATGATTGATAGCTGTATCCAGAACCCGAGACATGACATCTATAGGAACCGGAGAGTTCATCCAGAACTGTTCTATTTCATCAGAGCTTTTAATTTCGCTAAAGGTAAGATCCCTTAGGTTAGGATCACTCTGTATACGTTCTCTGATTCTTTTTATGTACTTTTTACCTCCCAGCTTTTCCAGTAAGGATGTATCAAAAGGAATCCTTGCTACAAGATTACCTTCTGAGTCAGTACCTTCTATATATGCCTCTCCATAGAAGTTATGTGGAAAGTAGTTAGGTATAAACCCTGTGTTCTGTATAAACTCTTCCAGCTTTGTCTGGTCTGCTGTAGGATCGTGTTTGTAATAGTTGTAATAAGTTTGATGAGCCTCAAGCAGCCTTAAACGAACATTATAGAGATAATCATTTACTTCAGGATCAAGGTCCTTGGTATCAAGAAACTCCTGAAATTCTTCAAGATGTTTTGGATTTAAGTCAAGTTTGCCGTCCTCTCTGCGGATATAAGGCACTGCCTGGACGGCCTCAAGCTGTTTTCCATCTAAATCATTTAATATTTTGGCTATGGTTATTTTTTGTTCAGATGTTAGTTTTGGCCATTTATCTAGGCCCTGCATACTTTTTAAAAACCCCTCGTTTCTAGTATTCGTACGTGATTGAGCCACACGATAAACTGGTTCGAGCTTCTTTGCTACTTTGGCATTCCAGTAAGGTATTCCAGCATATTGACGATAAAGCTTTCCTAATCGTCGGCTGATACCACCTTTAGGAAGCTTAGAAAACTGAGAAGAGATATCCTCCGTGAGTTTGTTTAACATTTGGGGTCCGAAAGAATACAGGGATATAGGATTTGACCTAAGCTTTTCCAAACCCTCAGGAGTTATATGAGGCCCTACACTATGAAGCTTCACCGCTTTAGTAATACTTTCTGGAAGTTGGGCCTCTCCAAGTCTTTTTGGAACTTCTTCTTTGCCTAGGACACTTTCTGACCTAGGCTCAGAAAGTTCTTGCCCTGATGGTTCTTGCACTAAAGCTTCTCTGTTGGTTATAATATTAAGCGCTGCTTGTCTATTTGATTGATATTGCTGGATTGCCTCCTCATGTAGTTTTGGAGACATACGTAAAACATAATCTTCATTACGTAAGTGAGGATAGAGCTTTACACCTATCTTTTCTTCTAAGTCCAAGGCTGCCTCAGCAGCCTCATTAAAGGAACCAAACTTGCGTTTCATTACGTCCTGAACTTCGGATTGAAGTTCAGAAGCTACTGGCTTCTCTTTCTGAGGAGGAATTTTTAGAATCGGAGGAGCTGGAGTAACCCAATCAGGTGTAGGAGGTTTTAATAGTGTTCGCTTTGGTTCCTCAGGAGTAGGTTGAACTTCTTCAAAAGGCGCTGTAGGTTCTCCTGGAGGTGCTGTAGGTTCCTGAGGCTTTTCTGCGATATCCTCAGGAGTTACTATTTGAGCAGGGGATTTTGGGTGAGCCATCTTTCGGGCTTTGATTCCAAGGGCAGTAAGCAATCCTCCAAGGATAGCCCCAGCCAGGCCTCCGGCTCCTCCAGCTTCTTTTATTCCATTAAAAAGACTAACTGCCTCTTTGTAGTCCTGGATGGCTATTGCATTAGCTCCTATTTCCTGGACTATTTCTTGAACTGCTTCATCAGTAAACCCAAACAAAGTTCCAGCTGTCCGGGGATGCTTAGCGGCTGTTTCTACGGCTTTGTTCCAGACTCTTTGATAAAGTTGTTTAGCTACTTCGGGGCTTTTCTTAGCTACGGGTTTGACAAGTGCTTTTGTTACTCCAGTAAGAAGTTTGAGTCCTGCCAAATCAATAAGCCCAAGATACTTTGCTTTCGTTGCTGCGTCTACTGCAATTTCCTCGGGAATGCCTTGCTGGATTCCTCGTTCCAACATACTAACACCTTCAGCTGACATCATAGGAATTGCCGCAACACTAAGTCCTACAGGTCCTCCCCCAAATGCTACGAAGGGAAGTGCCCCAAGTGCCTGTCCTACACCTTTCATGCCAGCGTAAGGAATACTTTCTTGTATATCAGGTTTTATGGAAGTTTGTCCACTTACATAACCCAGATCTTCAGATCCTAATGCCGCAGCAAAAGGTATCTTACCTTCTTGGCTTTGTTTGTAGAATTTATATGCATAGCTTTCTTGGATTGGAGTCTTTAGATACTCCTTAGCAGCTTCTTTCTGCTCGGGTGAAGGTAAAGGCTCTGTTATAGCTGTAAAGCTAGGGGCTTTGCCATAGTATCCTTTAGCAAAAGGCGTACCTTCCTCAAGCCCAGTCGGCAATTCAGAAATGCGTTTTGCTTTAGATTTTTGTTCTAGTTCTTTCTGGAGTGGTATACTAGCAAGAGATTCTTGTGCCCCATGAATAGGAGCAACAGCTAGTGATTTAATCCAATCCCCTGTAGTTGTAGGCCTAAATACTCGGTCAAACTTCTCAAAGGGAATATCAGAATAACTTTTCTTGTGTATCCCCAGAGATATTTGCTCATCCGTAAGGTCGTTGTATTGAGGATTTTGCTTACGAAATTCAGATATATTTATCATATACACAGACCTTTTATTTAATTAAACGCCTGATACCTAATGGATCATTGTCTTCAGTAACCTGGGGAGTTTCTTCTTGCTTATTACCTAGCTCAGACTTCCAGTTACTTCCAAAAATCGAAGACATTTTTTCATCTAAGATAGTGTCTAAAGGCACCTTACGTTTAAGTGCCTCTATATGATTTGGTGACCCAGGAGAAGAGGATTTTAGAAGAGTCTGATACATATCCTCAATTGCTTTCTTTCTGTGAGTAGCTTGAGCCACAGCAGCCTTAGCATAATCAGGCAGCGCAATAAAATCCTCTACTGAAATATCTGTTCCTTCAAAGAGTTTTTTACCAAAAGCTTTAAGAGCCAGTTCTTCTCGCTGCTGTTTTTTACGAGCCAGCTCAGACTGAATTCTTGTATGTTCTTCTTGGGCTCGGCGAGAACCTTCTAAAGACTCCGCAATACGAGCTTGCGAAGCATAATATTTTTCTTTTGCTTGAAGTTCTTCCATATCCGTAATAAACTTCAGGGCATCTTTACCAGTAACTGTTACCGGAACCCCAAAAGCATTTATAGTAACTGGCTTAGTTGTTTCAAGTTCTCTTTCAGTAACAGCAGCTTGCATTCCCAACCCACGAATAACTGCTGCTTTATGTGCTCTCTCATACGGAGCATTTTCCTCTATTATTGCCTGCTGACTAGCCGCAGCTATTTGTTCGGGAGTAAGCCCGAGATTGCTTGCACCTGGGGTCTGCTGAGGCACCGGCATAGTTGGTATCATCCCAGACGCCGGAGAACTGGGACTACCTTCGAAAGGGACTGTACCTAAAGCAGAACTCGGGGACTGTAAATACCTATTTAATTCTTCTTGATTTGCTGGAACTCCCTGAGGAGGAGTAATACCATACTTCTTAAAATCTTCTGCTGTAGGTGTTCCCTGTTGCCATTGAGGTGTAGTCTGTGGTGGAAACAGGGGAGTAGGATTAACTGGCGCAGGTACTTGTCCAGGTTGCCCCATAGGCTGTTGTGGAGCTTGTCCAGCTGCTCTTTGTGCCTCTAGCACCTCTGCCTTTCGATTTTGTTCAGGAGATGCAGCCTTCCAAGTAATATTCTTACTTCCATCTGGCTTGATTGTTTCATTATACCCCACTAAAGAATTTCTTGAATCTCCCAACATAGCAACAGCACTTGTTCCCAGTTGCTGTCTTTTTATTTGGTCTTCGACAGCCTTATTGTATATCTGTCCCTGTATTACAGGACCATAAGTTTCTGCTGCTTGCCTTCCAAAAGTTCCTTCAGGAGACAAGGCACCACCAAACTGCAATAAACCATGCTGAAAACTAGGATCTTTTAAAGCTTCCCACCATGCCATAAGTCTTCCCCTTTAAGTTGATTGCCTAGGACACTTTTTGACCTAGGCAATCTTAATTTCTACGAACCAAGCAAACCCCCAACAAAACCTAAAATCCCACCAACTCCAGCGCCTATAGGATTTCCTGCTGTCATTGCAGCACCCATAGCAACACCACTCATGGCACCGCCAATAGATGACATTGTTTTGTTATGTGTAGGTATTTTTGCAGCTGCTGCTCCTGCTATAGCAGCAATAAGTCTACCACCATGATTAAATACCTCGAGATCCCACAGAGCATCTTGTTCTTCAAAATGCACGTCCTGGTCTTGTTGTTCCTTTTTTGCAACTATTTTTATTCTGGCGTATTCTATAGCTATCTGAGAGGCCATCCGTAAGAAGGACTCTTTTGCTGCAAATACTCTAAGCTGAAAATCAGCTGCCTGGAGAATTATATCTGTCCTACGATTATAATTTTGAAGATACAACTCAGCAGCAAACCTAGCTACGTTTCTTTCTTTTTCAGCTTCCAAAAGAGCCCTACCTACAACAAAAGCACTACTCATTACAGCATTAATGTCTTGCATTCCTCGATCAAAGCGAGGATAAGTTTTAGATACTAGATCAGCATCTAATTGAGAACTATAGGCATTTATGAGATCGTTTAGTTTGCTGGTTGAATCTGTGTTCATTAGGTAGGTATCTACAAAGGTAGTGGCTGTTTTCAGGGGAGTAAGAGCTGTAGCATACTCGGTTAGAGGATCAAGGTTAGTATAGAGCTCTATTTGGCTTAACGCATCCGCCAGAGCAATATCAGGATTATATGCTGAAAAACCAGTAAAAGGACTTGCTCCAAGTGCTGCATTCATGACATCAACTATACTTACTTCAACTTTATCCACCGGATCAGTTCCACCAGGAGCAATACTAGCTAACCAATCCATATGAACATTTTGAAGATACTGAGGATATTCTACCTTACCAGATCCTTGTCCACCTCCCCCAAAAGAACAATAATCTATTCCACGAATAGCATAAGGCTTACCAAAACTAAACTCACCCATATTAGGAAGCATTAGTACCCTCCCCTAAGAAATATTCATAACTCCGTAAGTAAAAGTATCAAATTTTCCTAAACGATTTATTATTGCTAGAATCTCATCAGACTGAGTATAAAAAGATAACTTCTGGCAGTTGTTAGATTTAGCAAAAAGAATAAGTTTGTTCAGGCCAAATTCCCATGCTTTAGAAGACACAGGCCTAAATCCATACACACAATATATAAGTAGGCTTTTTGTACCACTACAATCATCCCTAGTAACTGTGGTAATAACTATACCTATTAATGTTCGATTATCATTTAACATAACCCAAACTTGCATCTTACTCGAAATAAGCTGTTTAAGTACATACAACACAAAATCATCTGCACCATCCATTATCGGAGGTGCTGAAGCAAGCAAAGCTTCCTTAATCACTTCCCAATGCTCACTAATCTGATTCGGCTGAAGCCTTAGCAAGACCATACATTCCCCTAATAGCTCTTTTGTCAGTTAACTTCCACCTAATATACCCACTATCCAATTGTATGTCTGGATCAGAACTTCGTATAACAAGTCTAAACTCAACTCCACTAACATGTGGACTTACTCTTCCACTTGGCCCTACTCTTTTATAAGAACTTAGCCTAAATTCATCTTGTTTGTTGTTTCTCCAATATAAAGCCACCTCAGCATTACCACTAGAACCAAGTAAAACTTCCGTGATTGTTTTTATTGTTCTTATATTTAGGTCAAAACTATTCGAAACAAACAACCTATCATTAGATAAGTTTTCTTGTTTCACACACACAAAAGCCCCATCAGTAAAAACCCCAGTTCTAACTAATTGTGAAATTTCATATAGTTGGTTATCCGAAAAAACATAACAATTTGTATCACCAGCAATATAAAAATCCCCTCTATTCTGGTCATAGGATATTGTTATATTTTCTCCTAACATAGGTTCAAAGAACTCCTGATATCCTAGGCGTTCTATTCCCTTCGCAGTTATTCTTCTAAGGTATCCCCTCTCATCAACAAACAAATGAACATTTTCATCACCGCCAACCGCTCCTTTCCCGGCAATTCCGTAGTATGTAAGTAACTCCATACCGTACGTCGAAGCTGGCGAAGAGACAGGGTACAATGAGGTAATTCCTTGGTCCCCGTAAACAAGCATTGTCTGCTGATCCATCCCGAGGGAGTTTTTACTTGTTGTAAGTATTCGCAGGGCGTATACTTGTCCTTGCCACGGCATTGGGATATAACCTGCGGTATTCTCACCATCGAGGCTAAAGTCTTGTACACCGATTTTACTCCACTCTACCCAATTGGGGCCTTTATCAGTATTAGCTATAAACAACTGTCCCCTAAAATTACACAAAACTTTGCAATTAGGTATTTCATCCTCAGGAGCAAAATAGTAGTCACCACTAGATATATCTACTCTTATATTCAAATTACCATTATTAAATACCACATAAGGACCAAAATCAGCAAAACTCCAATGTTCTGCCGAATAAAACCAAGTAGTAAGAGGAACCAAAGAATAATCAGGCATAACCTTATAAATATAATGCCTGGCACACAGATACGTATCCTTACGTCCCTTAAACAGCTGTGGGAGATTCTCATCTATTTTTACGAGAGGCCTAGGGAATGGATCAATAAGACTTTTTTGCCCTTCCATACGAAATTCGGAAGGCTTAAGATTCATACAAGTAACACAGCCAGGATTATTTAAGCTATTTAGTTTGTCAGTTCTTAGCCCAAACCTAAACAACTGAGTTATTGGCGTCTCGAATTCCTTCATCAGCTATCCTCTCAATAGTAGAAATAAGATGCGTCTCAACATCAGCATATTTCCTATCTGGAGCAAACAATATTCCTAACGCAATATTGCTTACTTCAATGTTATCTATATACACAACAAGTTGGTCTAACTCAAATACTTCTATATTCGGGGTACTTATCGTTGTCTCCCCAGTTAACGAAATTATCTGGTATTCTCCTTTTACGTCATTCAAAAACTCCAAGCGAAGCTTAGGTTTCTTGTCTCCTAGCTTACTTACCCTACAGGCTAATCTTTTAATAGTTCCCGAACACGGAAAAAAAGAAGAACACAAAAACCCAGATTCAGCTGGCTTATCTATAATCCAACTCATAGGTATAGGAGGCATTACACTACTCATAGTTTTATGCATCCTACGATTAAGCCTATTCAAAACCATTTCAACATCACTTAATGAATCTATCTTAAACCTAGGTTTAGGTTCAACAGTCATAACTATCCCTCCATTTGATTTATATCAAATGATTCTTCCTCCACAACATCCTTGTCAATATCAGCAAGGGCTATCTCTAAGGCTTCTAACCAATCCCTAGCTCCCTCTCTATTCCTATTAAACACTTCTAACTGATATAACGCTCCCAAAAGCAATATCTCAGGATGTACCATACTCCAGTAAGTTTCATCCTCATCCGCAGTAAGTTCTGCATTCTCAAATAACCCAGTAACTTCTATAACTATCTCCTGATCTGTTGGCGGATACACCAGTACCCCATCAAAAACCTCACTACCACTCATAGCTAAAACATCAAAAAACCCAAGATACTGTTCCCACTGAGACAAAATAGGCTTATCCGGATACATCCTCAACAAAACAGGAGTAAAATACAAAGGACTTCCACTATCCACTGCTTTATTCATAGCAGGAAACTTTGTTCTAAATTCAGTATAAGATAGTTTTTTAAGCCTTGTTCTTACTTGTTCTTCAGGAAAGTGAGCCCATACCTCTCCAATAGCCCTACATCCCCTAAAAGACACCCCAGCTTCCCCAACAGAGAGCTTCTTAAAAAACCTTCCTATACTCTTCTTTACATTGATCTTTCTTTCAATAAACTTCTGTCCAGCATTAATATAAAAATCAGCCCCATTATCCTGCCAATCAACTTCATCCACTACTAAATCATATCTTCCACTCTTTTCAACAAAATGGCGTCTTACAGTAAGTAGATTCATAAGCAGGGCCTTTTACTTGATTGCCTAGGACACTTTTTGACCTAGGCAATCAAGTTAAAAATATTTAGGAGTCATACCCAAAACCATTAAGCAACATGAGCGTAGAAGCATGATGTACTTCCAGCCCACACTCAGTCAAAAATCCCTCTTTAATTCCATCGATATTAACCCACGAACCTTCTTTCAAACTTGAATCCGCCTGAAAGTAGGTGTCATCAATATAATTATACCTGATGTTCGCCGGGTCAAACAACAACATACTATATCGATTTGAGGGTTCAAAACTAAACAATGGGTGGATATACATATCTATCGACCCAAACGGAGTAACCCATTCCGTAATCTTAATACCATATGAAACAGTCTTTGGCGTAAACTGGAACTGTCCTCGCTGCTCTACATACTTATTCAGAGCAAGCATAGTACCACTTCCAACGTAGGCTGTACGGTTCTTGCTACCGTACCTAAAGCACACCTCCAACCATTTGTTCAGCCATTCTCCACCGGCCTGCATCCAGGTAAATCCGTCAAAATCCGAGTCAGTCCGGTAATCGCTTCTATTTGCAGAAGGGACAAAACTACAAACTCCACCAGTAGTTCGTTCAGGCTGTCCATTTTCTCCAGTAAATTCTGTCATAATACCCCACAAGAACGCCTTTTCCATTTCTATTCCATGACGTTCCAGACAATCTCTCTTAGCCTCCTGGTAAGCGGATGACCCATAACGAACTTTAGTCCTCATACGAGTTCTGGTAAGACTCAATGAAGTCCTAAAAATCTGGGTGTAGTTATACTTTTTGTCAGGGTCGTATGCGATACTATCAGGCATTTGGCTGCCTTCAGGATTAATGTTACCAATAATCAAAATCCTGTCGCAATCACTCAAGTCATTCCCTACACCATTATCGTCAGCCTCAAGAAGCTTAACCGCTATAGTTGAGGTTGTGCCGTTCTTAGTTACTGACAGGACTTTTGCGTTAACATCCACAGTAAGGTTACTACTAACCCTCAAAAGAACCTGGTGCCCCTGCCTAAATTCACTTACTCCCGTGGTTTCCTCAGTAGCCGTAATATACAATACCTGCCCAGCTACCCCACCATTCACGTAATCAGTTCCAGCCTGGTCAGACTTAACAGCAGTTACAGTTGCCGCCTGGGGAGGCAACCCCTTCTCAAACCAATGAAACTGTGGGTCAGTAACCATACTTGAAGGCATCAAAGCAGTAAGTGCAGTAAGAGAAACAGATCCGTTAGGGTACATCCTAAGAATCTTTTCCCTCCACGACTTGGGCCTAAAATCGCTATCTGCATGACTTGCCGAAGAACGCATATTCAAAAAAGCTTGCATATGATTTACTCCTATTTTAGTTGATTCCCTAGGTCAAAGTTTGACCTGGGCAAAGACTTAGTTTATATCAGACCAAGTACCATAAACTCCAATCGCTGTCCAACTGTTTGTATCTACAGCAAGCAAAGTTATGGTATCCCCAATAGCAGAACTACGAATAGCTTCTCCCGCATTATTCGTAAGACCAAGGATAGTATCAGTATTATCGGGGTTAATATCCAAATTCTGCCCAGCAAGAACTACAAAAGTAACTTTCTTCCCAAGCATGCTTGTGGCAGTTGGAAGATTATAAACCAAACCTCCACTTGCATCTTTGTTTGTGTAGACTCCCCCGGAACTACTCGTAGTCAAGGTTACAGGAGAATCCCCCTCAGTCTTAGCAGTAATAGGTGCTACATCCAACACCAAAGTACCACTAAGATTAGGAAGAGTTATGGTCCTATCTGCCGTAGGGTCAGTAGGAGTTAGAGTTATTTCATTCCCATCAGCCGTTACTCCTTCAAACACAATGCCATTAGAAGCAAGCCAAACGCTATTTGCTGCATCTGCTGCATTAGTCGAAAGAGTAGACAAAACAACTGTGCCAGAACTATTAGGAAGAGTAATAGTTCTATCAGCCGTGGGATCCACTACAGTCATACTTGTTTCGTAGTTGTTTGCTGTAGCTCCCTCAAAAACCAATGAATTACTTGCACCGTAAACGCTGTTCGCTGCATCCGGAGCGTTCGTCGAAAGAGTCGAAAGCATTATGGTGCCTGATGCGTTTGGGAGTGTTGCAGTCCTATTAGCAGTAGGATCTTCAACAGCCAGAAGGGTTACAAAATTATCTGCCGTGGCTCCTTCAAATTCAACACCTGTCGTAAAGGACGTACCAGTCAGAAGATTTGTCTCACTTCCAGAACTATCCTTAAACATCAGAGTAGTTGTATTTGCCACATCTTTGACATACAACCTTCCCCTATCAGTAGCAGGATTATCTGGAGCAGAAATCTCTCCCAAATCAAAATATCCACTGGTAAGTTTAATGTTTTTTCCTGAAGCATAGTTATGGGTATTTCCTGATACATCTATTCCAGCTTTCAAGAAATCTCCCAAATAATTAGCCCATACAGGAGTACTAACAAAAATAGCACATAACACAAAACCAAAAATTTGTTTTTTGTTAAGCATTAACATCCCTCCTATTAGGTATACATATCACTAATTACCCACCATCTTTTACCGTCACTGAACAACAGAACCCTATCCAGATCAGCATTAAGGGATATATTACCAGGCCAATCGTGACTAGGAGCCAGCGTAGAATCATAAACAGTTACAGTCTTAGTTGCGCCAGTAAGAGCAATAATAGAGTAAAAACGCCCCTTTGCTGAGGCAACAGGAGGCATATATATACCCAAAGTACCTAAGGCACTATTTACCTCTATTACTTGTTCATACGGAGCCAGTACCCGAGTGTCAGCATCACCAGCCGTCGTGGTAATGTAAACAACCTGATCTACCTGTGAAGCAGTTCTTTCGACAATTTTGTGTTCGATCATTTTAGGCACTCCATTCGTAAGTAGTTAAAAATCAGGCATACTAGCAATTTCAAGTTCCAACGCTGAGAGCTTTTCTTTTGCTGGTTTGTTACGGGTACTTTTTTGACCCGCAGCAAACTTAGGTTTCTCTACTCTTGCTCTCTGAGAAGTCTTCAACATTGGAAGACGTTCCCTTGCTATCTTCGCCGTTTCGGCGAAAACTTGTTCAAACCCCCAATCAGGATGAGCACTTTCTATCTGCTGTGCACAGTACTGCACAAAATCCCTGTACTTAGATAAGTCAGGATTGTCCCTATAAAACTTTTGTGCAGCTTCCATAACCATAGCCTGTTGAGCAATAACAGGCTGTACTACCTGAGGAAGACTTCTCAAGCTATGTTCAATTGCATCCGTCTTTGCTTTTACATAAACACGTTTGAACAAACTCAACATTTTCTCAGGATCTTCAAAGGCCTCAATCATTTCCTTAGAAGAAATCAATTCTTCTATAGTCTCTGCTACCTGATCCTGAGTAGCTACAGCAGAAGTTTTTTCCTCACTCAACTTTTTTTGTGATGCCTCTAAACCCATAGCACGTCGAGAAAGTTCATTAATGAAAGATAAATCGTAATCTGTCCCCTCTTCCGACGAGGATTCATCTTTATCTTTCTTATCTGGTTCTTCCTCAGCAACAACCTTATCTGTAATTTCTTCTTCATCTAGTTTAGTTTCTTCTTCGTCCTCCGAAGAGGTATCAGTATCATCAAATACTTCATCTTCTTTTTCTGTTTCATCTTTACTTTCTTCTCCTTCATCTTTACTTTCTTTTCTTTCATACTCAGTAAGATTCAAAGAAGAATCCATTTCCTCTATATCTTTTATAACTTGTTCTTCCCTTCTTTTGATTTCTTCCAAGTAATCCAAATTTTGGTCTGGCATAAAAACCTCTCATAGTTAGGGGATTAGTTATGATTCCCTAGGACACTTTTTGACCTAGGCAATGACTTAAAATATCCAAGCAGTTCTCGCTACCTCTATCCATACACCATCAGTTTCCGTCTCAGGCACACCTCCAAAGTTTGCTAAAATTATCCAATCATCCAAAGATAGATTATAATCTATCCCACCATTAAGTTTAATCTTGTTTGCGTTGTGTTTTATGGTTACGTTTCCATTTGCCGCTCTAATTAACATAAGCTCGCCTGCTCTACCATTAGAGATAGACTCCAAATCAACAGCAACAGAAGCACCCAGGTAAGTAATAGTCAGCAATCCCTCTAAAGCCTCAAACGAAGTTTCACCTTCTGATATAGTTACGTCCTGATAGCTGGCGATAGCTCCTATCGTAGCTACAGCAGCCTCAAGGTTGTTTACTGCTTCCCTAGTCTCCCTGATTATTGCAGGAAGATCAGAACCAAACGTACTTCCAGTTGGAATGCTAGGATTCAATGTCATTAAATTGCTCCCTTATTTCAGCTAAAAGCAATGAGTCGTCTTCTATGGTAGTAATAAAAGTCCTGAGTTCGCTTATAGCCCCACGAATTAAATCATCTGACATTTGCTGCTCACGCAGCGCAGAAGGAAGTTCTAGTATATCCCTCAAATCTTCTATCCGCTCAGAGATAAGATTCTTCATATCTTTCCATAATGCAGAAGAATGAATAAACTCATACCAAACTTCAGGACCTGCCAAAAAAGTCATAACAAGAATCCCCTTAAAAGTTATGGTTGACAAGCACAGGAGTTACACGTAGAAATAGAGTGCCATATCCACAAACCAGGGCGTCTATATCTAAGTTCTCCTATAGCTGTAGTACCTCCAATAGTAAGATATTTTCCAGCTCCGCAAACAGTTCTATTACCATCTGCAGCGGCAAAATCTATCTGTTCATCATCCGCAGGATCCAGGCGAATATCATAATTAGCTTGCTGACCGACCAGAAGATTAAATCCATACAAAGCAGGACGAGGCAAAGTTAATGTAATTGGTTCTGTTGCACCAGTGTTTGTTACAGATGAGCCACTAAATCCTGCATCAATAGAACTACTAGCAGTAAAAGACAGGTGAGTAGGGTTATCTATAACAGTATCTGTTGCAGAATGCTTTGTGATACGACCAGTAAAAGTGCCAATATAAGTTTGGGGTCCAAATACATTATACCCAGATACCGATTCAGCACTTATAGCATATCTACTAGTAACCCCTGTGTTGATAAAAACATTATTATGAACAGAGTTATACCCTTCATGGTTATTTAAATCCATAAAGATATATCCGCAGTCTATTAATGTATTATTTGACATAGCTATCTGCTGAGCACCAGCCCAACGTACACAGGAACTAGAGCTATTTTTGATGATATTATTAGATATGTTGTTGTACTTAGAATTTCCATCTGTTCCTTGCAACAACAAACCAACCAACCCACCATCAATATAATTTCCTACAAACTGAATTCCCTCAGTGTTCGATACAATTTTCACCGCATGGTTAGTTGCTCCTACACATGAATTACCTGTCCAAACACTACCAGCACCACGAACATCAAAACAATATAGGTTTGAGTAAGTATCCCCAGAAATAATAGAATTACCTGATACCGTGCAGTTATTTGCTCTCTGTTCTGAGGAAGGCTCAAAGTCTACTCCTGTCTGATGCCAGTCCTGAATAAAATTATCTGCTATAATAGCTCCAGAAGCATTAATAATAGAAATACCATTTCTTCCTACAGTCTGTATGTGGAGGTTAGATAACCTTACTCCGTAGTTGTAGTTGCTTCCAAACCCACCAACATAAACACCATCCCCACCACTAACTCCACCACCTTCTGGTCTATTAGCAGTTATGTTTTTTATTCTAATGTTGTCCACTCGATTGTTGTAGGTAGACTGCGTATCGCACATTATACGCACACCATTCATTCTCAGATCAGTGGCAGTCGAGTTACCATCTAAAGTACCTCCACCATTAATCAGGGTATCAGACATACCAGTATAAATAAGAGCATAAGGCTCCGGTACTACTCCAGTAGAGCGTATAGTAGCGGCATTTGCTATTTCTATGTGTGTCTTATCATAGACAACTACCATACCATTAGTCAGATAAACACCACCAGAAAATAAGATTCTTCCTCCCTCAGGAATCGAAGCAAGTGCCTGAGCCATATAAGTAGTATTATCTGTCGTTCCGTCTCCTACTGCTCCCCACCATTCCGGATACACAGGATTAGCTGCATCCGCTCTAGCAAACTGCACACCATTACCTGAGAATGTCTGATACGGCCCAGCAGAATAACAACCCAAAGTCAAAGAACCCATAACCAAAGAAATAACAGAATTCTTTTCAGACTCTATACACGTATTCTCATCCAACAGTATAGCACCTGAAAGTGATTCTGCCTTATCTATTATGCACTTTGCTTTTATTCCACTAAGAGTTCCTAAAGCCTGTGTAAGATTATTAAACCAAGATGAACGAATCTTAGCTCCATTACTAAAAGTAACACTTCCAGCCCCATCAAAAATCTGATACGACCCAGCTTCCACAGGACCAGCAATAGCTACACTTACTCCCCCAGAAACATCAAGCATACCACCACTAGTGAATTTAAGAATAACATTACTAGGTACTTCCACATTTCCACTGATTCCTTGGGTTGACGAAATCTCAAGAACTCTTACATCTGTGTCTATATCATCCAGCGCCTTTGCAAAACTTGGCCACCAATTGGCTTGTAGTGGCTGACGAGCAGACAAACTAACTGCACCATCTCCATAAAACACCTGATTGTTAGGAGCACTAAAATATCCATCAATAACTAATTCTTTACCTGCATTTATTGTTATGGTTCCTCCGCCTCGTATTCTCAGATTTATAGAGTCTAGCAAGGAAATATTATTAGCTACAACCAAATCAGAAGATATTTCTACCTCAGCTTTTGTTGCCCCTAGAATACTTACTACTTCATCTAACCCACCAAACCATTCTACTGCAAGGGCTTGCTTAGGTGGAACTACTGTTCCAGGCCCCACAAAAATCAAGTGATTTCCAGCAGTAATAGGCCCCAGCAAGGTCAAAGTCTTACCAGAAGCTACAGTAAATTTACCCCCGCCCAAAAACCACACATGAACATTAGAACCTATCTCCACATCAGACGACACACTAACATTACCCACAACCAACAAAGTCTTATTACTTGCTCCTATAGCAGTTAAAGCGCTTGAAAGAGATGAATATCCTCTAACATCATACCAAGGAGCACCTTTAACAATAATATCAGGAGCAATATTAAACCCCATAACCCCAAAACAAATTACCAAAATTCCTACAAACTTAATCCAATGTTTTCGTATCTTCATACCTATGTTCATATTCATATTTTTTCTTTCCTTCCCTAGGTCAAAAAGTGTCCTAGGCAAACTTAGTTTCTACCCCATACTAACTTCTTCCTGATTAGGCATTGGAACTAAATTTCCTTCTTGTACTTGCTGTTGTACCTGCTCAGTGGGCATTTGTTTTAGTTCAAAGTCAGAAATATTCTTGGCTCCTAGATTACGAGCGATGTACTTAAATAGTTTGAAGATATCTATTCTTCCTGCTGCAAAATCACTTTGAATAATACTTTGAAATATTTGAACCCACGCCTGGCTAAAATTACCTCCTGGAACACTCCCGTCCTTAACTAATACATCATAGTCAATAATAAGGTCGTAAGGTGTAATATGTATACGTCCATTCTGGATTTTATTTCCTAGCATAGAAACTAGTTCTTTCTCGGTCTCACCAGTTATTTTTAGATACACATCCTGACTCATCAACTGTTGAGTATGTGATGCATACATATATCCAAGGTCCTGCATTGCCTGGAGACCTATTACTCTAGCTATACGCTCAAGTCGATTCAAGGCTGAACCCTGGGTTCCTTCGAACTCAGTTGCTGTACGTCTTTCAGAACCAGGACGCATAACACCCATCAGATTATGTGTAGCAGCACTCACACGCTCCATAATGTCAATAATATTTCTAGCGTCGTTTATGTTATTTGCAGTTACGTCGGTCACTTTTAGCTGCTGTACAACGTCAGATACCCCCTTTCCCCATGCACTACGCCTCAGTCTTATGAGCTTTCCTGGTTGGGGATCACGTAAATCGTTCATATTAACAAGAAAAGGATCTACTATAAGCATGTCATTTAAGGCTTTTCTTGCATTAGCCTGATGTGAATTAAACATAAAGTTAAGTGAGGTTTGAAGCCCGTCCACTAATTCAAGCCTAGAAATAGGTGTAGAGGTTCTGCCGTCAAAGTCAGGAGCACAGACACAGATAGGAAACATATCATGGTTGAGACCAAGTGGACGGGCTTCTATAATAACTGAGTCAGCTGCAAGGCAAAAATACCATTTTTCAGGATATTCTCCGTCAGGATTAAATTCACCACCTTTAAGGTTATAGTCTTTTGGAATCAGTTTAACATACATATGAATAAGATCAACAGGCTTTGCTATAGACTCACTTATAGCAAACCTATCTGTCCCGCCGTACCTCGATCCTCTTGCAGAATCATCATTCTTAAACAAAGCACTACGTCGACTTGAAATTTCTTTCAAGTACTTCACATTAAAAACATCCTCGTCTCTTCTCTCCCTATTAAGAAGCTCCATAAGCGGAACTGTCTCTACCCACCCAACAAACTCACCCTTCTGTACTTCATGCACACCATAGTTAGGGTCAGGAAGATACCTATAAGGATCAATGTTTTCAAGGTCATTTCCTTCAAACAACAAAGCTTCTTTCATTTGTCGCACAGGCTTTTTACCTACATTAAGTCCAAACAAAGAAAACAAAGGCTCTTCGTATACTTCTGTCTTGTAGCCCCACTTTTCTTTCCAAACAGGTGCTACTACACCTAACCCATATGCAAGAGAATCCCGCCACATAGTATGCAAAGGCAAAGCTATTTTCATCTGCTGACATTGAGTATTTATGCACATCTCAAGAAGCATAGCACCTATAATATCTTCGGGTCCAGTACCTTCATATCTAAACACAGGTTCTTGAGCAAAGGCAGCCAATAGATAAGTAAGAATAGTCTCAAGTGTAGCATAGCTATAAGGAATAACTATAGACACAGGTTTACGTGAGTCATTACTTAAGACCTCTGTTTCTTCCTCATCCGCCGGAATAAATGCCGTCAAACTTTCATCGATCTTATTCCAACTATCAAACCTTCTCTGTATAACCCTATAACTCTCATTCGCATAATCAAAAACCAGGCGTTTTAGTTTTTCATGTGTCGGGGATCCTGGTTTTAAATTTAGTCCTTCTGGGTACACATAATTATGCTCTGAACGAGGAATAACTGTTTGCATATTGGAATAAGGAGAACCTGTGATATTTATCGGCATTTTAACCTCGCTAACCTAAGCCAGTTTAAATAATGACCCTTGCTGGACCCCAAAATTACTAGATGTGCTTGCTCCACTCCACTTAGCAGTAATAGCTAAAGCCAAAGAACCCGAAGTATTACGTGAGCCACTACCGTAAGAAGTCGTAGAACTAATAAGTATAATATTACCAGCAGCATTGATACCCAAATTTCCATTTAATTGTCCGAATACTGAGGCAGATGCTCCAGAAGTTCTAAAAGTAACAGTTCCATCAATCTCAAAACCCTGATAACCACCTATCTTAGGAGAAACAGTAGCATAACACAAGGTAGTTCCACCAACCTTCAGATAGATAGTTAAAGTATGTCCTGTGTTAGCTTGAACCCTACCTCTAAGCTTACATATAAATTGCTGCCCAGCAGATATACTATTAGCAGGAATTGTATACGTAAACACAGTGGTTTCAGTTGTAGTGTTAGTAACATTTCCAGGGGAGGTATCTACAAAACAAGTTTGAAGATGTCCTAAAACAACCTTATTAGAAAGTGTCTGAGTTTTAGTATCTAGTACAACTTTATACCTAGTACCCCCTATCGTAAAATACAGATCCTTACTATCTGCTTCTATATCACCATTACCAGGCGAGGAATTAAGAGTCCCTGCAGGAAGAGTCAAAGGACTATTAGTACTAGAACTTTTCCTCAACACTAACTGCTGACTTGTATATCTGCCTCCTATAGCTATCCACGAACCTGAAGTACTGTTAGGTACTACCCAAGGAATATCCTCAGCTAAGGTTGAAACATCCCAAGTATATAAAGTGACATGGTTTCTAAAAGCACCTGACTGGTATGCTACTAGTAAACATCCTTCAGTACCAGACAAACTAGCTAACTCTGTAGGGTTGGTGATATCTTCGACAGATACCCCCCGAATTACTCCACTTAAATCAGCTAATCTCAACACATGCTGATTAAGTGTAGGGGCAGTAGATATGTGTAATTGTCTTGCCCTAACAGCAGCATGGGCCACACCATCAGGATATGTATCTGAATCATTATACGTTAAAGGACCTACAGAACCTATATAAAATTCACGCTCAGCCATTAAGTAACTTCCTCATCAGATATCTTCAATCTACTAGCTATAGCCTTCAACATACCATAGTTTTTAACTGAGAATTCTCTTAGCCCCTGAAGCACCTCATCATGTATGTCAATTCTTTTATGTAAATGTGTAACTTTGTATGACATTTCATTTACAAACATATCCCTACACTTTTCACATGCATCTTTCTGGCGCTCACAATCTTGTGTACTCACAAAATTATTACGCACAACTAATATGTTTATAAGAAAACCCACTATAAACGAAGCAAAAGAAATAACAATAGAAACACTTACAGGAATAACACTTACAATATTATCTATTTCTTTTACTACTTGTGCAGGCATAGAAGAGTTCCTATAATTATTTAAGTTTGCCTAGGACACTTTTTGACCTAGGCTAGATTACTCTCCACCCCTCAAAAGCCGGTTCGTCCATGTCCGCAAAAACATCCAAACCACTAGGTTCGTCATCTGAGTCAGAATAAAAATATCTTTCCCCATGCTCCAACAACTCAACTACATATGCCGCAGCATCTATTGCATCAAATCTTTTGCACCTGGGAAAAGATAAAAGCTGTGCCTCTATAGGACCACACACAGAAGGATTATGGTAAATACTGCCTTTACGATAAAAAGGCGCAAGAGCAGCTATTCTAAACTCTTTTTTATTGCGAGCCGAAAGCTCAACAAGTTCTATATTGACATTACGGGCACTAAGTTCGTTCTTTATCGGGTATGTGATAAACTCATTAAGACTAGTTACTTCGATAGCAAGAACCCTTGCTCGAAGTCTTATACACATATTGATAGCTTCGGCATATAGCTCATCAGGATGTAGTTTCTTTGCAACAAGATCCCTTATAAAAATCCTACCATCTGATCTATTAATTCCTATTCCTACTATTGCACTCTCAGCACTATGAAGTTTTACTGTTTTTGCTGGATCTACTATTACTACATTCTCAACTAGCTTATTTTGATCCAGTTTTTCTTCGTGTTCTTCATAATACTTAAAGTATGTCTGCTTAAAAACAGCATCTTCTGTCGAAATAGGGATATTCATAAACTCCCGATAAAACAAATCCAATAATCCAGCTTCCCTATGCCTCTCTACCTCCCTTTTTATCTCTTCTGTTGTCATGTATTCGGGAGCATATGAATTGTAGTTCTCATCACATATACTTAAAACACATGATTCCCAATCCGAAGACTGAACAAGATCCATTAAAAGAGAATCTTCGTGTTTCATCGTATCAATGTAGATTATTTTCCAGTTATCCAAATAAAAATCCACACTTTTCATAACATCCGAAAAAAACCAGGTCTTTAGTTTTTGCCTGTTTACTTCGTTCAGTACTTCCTCAGAACTTTCAAGGTCATCTACTATAATTAGTTGAGGTCTATAGCCTCTCCAGTTAAGTCCTCGTATCTGCTGTCCAGCACCACGAGGAAGAACATAAGTTGATCCAAAGGCAGTCCAAGCTTTCTTAGAGAAACTCTCCTCAGCCTTCTTAGGCCCCTCTGTATCAGTAATAGTAATATCCCCGAAAAGTTCTTTCACATAAACATTAGATAAAAGCTCGTGCTTCAAATTCTCAGTTTGCATTTCTGCTACTGTAGCAGAGTTAGATACATAAGAAATAAAGTTAATATCTCTCCACAGTATCCCTTTTGCTGCAACAGTCCTAGCTATAGTTGTTTTACCTATACCTCTAGGAGCAGCAATAGCAATCTTACGAGCACCGCTATCTAAAAGATCAAAAATCTGGGTATGAAGAGGACTAAAGGAAGAGCTAAAAAGATTAGGGAAAATAGTAGTAGCAAAAACTCGAGTGCTTAAATACATAGAAGAGAGGATATCTTGGATAATGTCATCTTGTTTTAGGAGCATTACTTAGGTCCTTTTTAAATTCCATTAGATTCGTTAGGCTCATTTTCAGACATATTTTTCTTCTTTCTTCCGCCTCTTCTGCCGTAAAAACAAGCAGAATAACAAGTAAGAATTTTCATAATGTCTTCCGCTAATTCTTCTTCATATTTCTTTTCTTTTGTCTCAACCACTTCAACAGTTATTTCAAGATTCTTGAAAATAGCATCAAGATATTCATAACCAAATCGAGCAAGCCTATCTTTATATTCAATCAATATTCGTTCTACTTTGCCTTCAAAACATAGTTTAATTAGCTTGTGCAGTCCTTTACGCTTTTCATTTATCCCACTTGCAATTTCATCAATCAAAATAAACTTATAGCCTTTGGTTTCTGCGTGTTTTCTTAACCTATCTTTTTGTCTTTCAAGATTCTCTTTCTGTTTGGCAGTAGAACATCGGGCATAAATCACTGTCAACTTTTCTTGCTTCTCTTTTTCCACTCCCATATAAGCGTCTAAATCATCTTGCCTAAAACGCCTATGGCCGCCAAGGGTCTTAAAAGAGTTTATCCTTTTGTTGTTCGCAAGTGTTTTAAGCGTATTGATTGACACACCTAAATACTCGCTTGCTTCTGTGATTTTATAGATTTTCATTGGCAAACTTCTCTCTTAATTCTGCAACAGAATAATCGCTTCTGAACTTCCTGAATGATTTTTTATCCATTTCCTCTAATTCTTCCCATAATTCTGGAAATTCATTGTATAGAACGCGCAGTTCGCCAATGCGCGATAAAGGACAACACCAGCAAGACACACGGTGCATCTTTTCATACAAACCACCCCAGTCAAGACCTTTGGAATAACAATACTCTAAAGCTTGTCTTTCTGTTATCTGCCACTCAATAAGAGGGTATTTTATATTTCTTCCTTTGTTGTTGGACGCTCTTTCTTTCTCGTCAAAGGCAATGCCATGAAATTCAATAATGCTATTAGGAATGGCACTGACTCCGCCTCTTTTCCGTGGATTGTACTGCATTGAAGCAAGAGTCTTACGGGAAAATTGCCGCTTCAATGCAGTACACCACCTATTCCGAAAATCGGGGAATCCGTACCCCTTCTCGCCTTTTCTTTTGCCTCTTGTCTTTATATGCTCACCGAACCAGTAATCAAAATCAATTTTCACTACCTCAATTTCTAATGGTTCGACCATAACTTGAACTTTTTTTATGTGTTCATACATCTGTGGAAACTCTTTTGTAGTATCAACACAAATAATTCTGTCAACGGATATTTCTTTTTCCAGCATCATCAACAACATTGCAGTCGAATCCTTCCCACCACTAAAACTTACAATGTTCATAGTCTTTCAGCTCCTTAACCAACTTCTCGTTTGCGTTCACAATCTTCTGCATATCCTCAACAGATATTTCTTTTTCCAAAGGCTCAAAGAAATAAACCTTCTCGTCTTCTGTTTCAAAATACTCTTTCGTTACCTTTATGACTTTCATATTTCACTCCTTAAATATACTACATTTCTGGTTAAAAAGCAAGTGATTTTAACCGATTTCTTTTGATTTTATTGGGTTTTCATAAGCAGTTACAACCTCCTTCTATGTTTCTAAAAACTCGAAACTTGTTTTTAAGTACTTCTCTCCGGTCTGCCTGAGACAAGTACCTAGACTTTATTCCTACTCCAGGAAGAATCTGAAGCTGTACAGGAGCCATAATACCGCACATAGAATGATCATACTCGAGAATAAAAGCATGAAATATCTCATGCAAAGCTACCCATGTATCAGTAGTACGAAGTGTTATATATCTGCGCCAAGTATCATCTATCACACCTTCCCAAGTAGGAATAAACACATTCCTAAACAAACCACCAACAACATCAGACACGACAGACCCTATCTGAAAAGATATAATCAGATCAAACTCATCACCAATGTTGTTAGTAGTCTGAAACTCGTTATAGCATTCCACCAAACGAGTCACAGCGCCATCAGGATAGTCCGCATGTCCTCTCATGCACATAGAAGGAAGAATTACGTCATAAAGTAACGTAATGCCTACCTGCTCGTTTAAGCTCGAGGCGGTCTTACCAAGAACTTCAGATATCTGCTGCTCAGTCACATGCCCATCATAAAACACGAGTACTCGTATCTCGCGGGGAGGCTGGTTCGAAACAACAAATGCCTCAGCATAAATGTCGTTTTTGACAGTCGTGCAGCAGCCAAAAACGAGCATCATGAAGACGCCTGCAATGGATGCGATTAATGTTCTTATATTCATTCCAAATCCACTGAATTGATTGCCGTGATTGGATCTTCATCATCTTCTGTCACAGCCATAATTTGCTGCTTTGCAGAGTA